ATTGGCAAAATTAAGTGACGCTTTTTCTAACGCAGCAGCAGCTTTGATTGTGCGACCTGCACGCGCTAACAAACCCTCTTGTGTATTTGGAAACACGACCAGATTTGCTGGGTCAATTGGCTTGCCGTCGATCTCATAAGCTGTAATTTCTGTGTTATCAAAATTTGTAGTAATTGACACGCGCTCTGGTGCAACTCTTTCCATTGCGCGAATTTTTCCTGTATCGGCGTATCTTTCCATAACCATTGCATACGCTGCGTTGTGAAAAAATAAATCGGAAATCAGCCAACCGTAAAAGGTAGAACCTGGTATGCGTGGGTCTGGTTGATTGATAACGCGCGGCTGTGACACCTTTTCGCCTGTTGCTTCATTTCGTGTGTGCAACGGTAATGATGCAATTGTTTGCATGATACTTAATGCGCGCGCAACTGTTGGCACACTCATTGCTTCTGCGCGGTTTGCCTGCGCTATGCCGTAAAAGTAAAAATTGTTGTTTTCTGTAAAATACGGTGCAAGAGACGCGTCAACGTCCAAAGGCTCAGCTGTGACGGCAGCTGTAACCTTTGGCACAAATAGATCGAATAAACCCATGTCCAAATTGTGTCAGGCTTATACGATCAACCAACCATGATGTCAAGATCATTGTCTGGGCGTGTCGCGAAATGTGTTACTAGCGCAACTGCCACCGCGCCGCACACAACCGACTTGCTGGCTCTGCGTCCTATGACCCAACCACCGTCTCCACGACGCAATTGCACCGCAGCTAGTATTTCCTCGGTCAGCTGGCTTTGCCCCCTATGTTTGAGACGACCGCTGTTAATCGCAGACAATAGCTCGTCACAACTTTGTGGGTACGCGCTGTCCATGTCAAAGACGGGTATGCCAGCTGGTAAAAGTCTGGCTGCAACTGCCCCGCTCGTCTTGCGGCTGTAAAGCACATACTCGGTAACGTATTTGCGGGCATAATCTGCTAGATCGTTGGCAATTGCTTTGTCATCTAGCTGCAAATCGTTTTGCCAAGTGTGCAGCAGCTTGACCACAAAATGCTCGTCGCCTAGTTTTTGCGCGCCTACCAAAGACGCGTGTTTTCTATCTGGTGAAAGGTCAATTGCCAGCCAAGTCAATTTGTCAATGTCCAGATCAACCGTTGTGTCTAAACAATTACCCCATGAGGCACTGTCAACCGCGCTGCTGATAGCTACAACCCAGCGGCACAACACCTCAGTCATGACCACATCTGGTGGGTCTTTCAGCACGCTGCGCACGTTGTCCTCATGGATAGTCCTGCCCATTGCTGGGTTTGAGTATCTTGCATTTTCAACGCTAATCTCGTCAGTCGGTGCTGACCACTCAAAATAGCCGATCTCATCATCTGCGCCAGCGATCTTTGCAAGTGCTCGCTCTCGAAATGCGTTCAGCACAACGCTGCTGGCATCACCTGCGTTTGTGTACGCCATGACAAGCGGATTTTTTGCCGCCATAAGGGTGTACCGCAATGAGGCAAAAGTTTCTAGCTCTTTCATTTCGCGCAGCTCGTCCAAGTGGACTGTCTCAGGTCTGGACACACCGCGAGCTGATGAACCACCAGCTTTGACAATAAATCGCGTGCCGTGCAAAGTCTCAATTTCCTCAGCACCATGCGCCCACCGTATCCGCTTGACCTGTTTTGCCAAAACCTCGTTTGCCTCGATCAAAGAGACCAGAGACCTAAACTGTTCAAGGCTGGTTGCCAGCGTATGAGCTGAGGCGATCTGCAATGGCTCTTTCCACAAGAAAAGACCGCCAAGAATTCTGATCTGCTGTAAAAATGACTTGCCATTTTGACGTGCTACCACGCACACGTTGATAGGCGTTGCCCAACGTCCGTCAGGCTTGATTTTGTGGCTGTGGATAAGGTAAAACTTCTGCCAGTCCATTAATTCGACCCCAATACTGGCTGCTAAGTCGATTAATTCCTGACCCTTAGACGGCAAATCGTTCAGCGGCGTGTGAATTCTAGGCGTGGAAACACCCATTAAAGGCGCGTTGCCCTGATTGGGATTTGTAGACCTGTTCAGGTCATCTAGTACCGACTCAGGCATGATCGTGGCTTACAGAGGCTGTTGGAGGCTTTTCTGAGCCTTTCGAGTCGTTTTGGGGGGGTAGGAAACACGGAAGAGTCAGGGGTGTCGCGTGGTTACTAAAAAACCTACCCCCTTTGCGTAAATTGCAGCTTGAACACAAACATTGCAAATTAAAGTCATCATCTCCACCACCCATTGCTCTTGGCACTATGTGATCAACATGTGTGCCGTCTGCCCCGCATTGCTGACATGTGTAGCCGTCACGTTGAAGTATGCGCTGCCTGATCTTGCGCCACTTGCTCGTGCTTCCGTTGTCTTTGAGTGCGCTCATCAGTAGTAGTTCCTCTCTTGATGAAATGCCCACGCTTTGCATGGCGTTTGATAACGATTTGTAATGTACTTAATTGTGGCATCTATCTGCCTAAATGGGTCAAGGTCACGGTAGTGCTTCGATCTCATCTGCCCTAGTCCATAGTGTGAGCCATTACGAGCTGTGTATGACCAGCGACTCTCTTTGGTAATAATCTTATTGAAACACTGGAACTCTTTGTAATCCAGCAAACGACTGTGAGAATAAAGCTTTAAGTGATCTATTGAGTAATTGGCTGCATTTGCTTCTAGTGTTGTCGTTATTGAAAGCAATGCCGCAATGGCATAGACCTTGCCCATTAGCCGATTGCGCCCTTGCGAGCTAACCGCCTCAGCGGCTCGCTTCAAGCGAAACCAGCGTACCAACACTGTCAAGTTTAACAGCCTATTGAGCGTGCTCTTGGGCGTTGCGCACAGCCTGTGGATAACGTCTGTGGATAACTTATCTCGTAATAATTTCAATGTGACCCCAATCCTCTAGCTTGATTTCACCCATTGCACGTCGCATGCGTCCATGATGTTCGCGCACGATCTTTGCTGGTGCTGGGTGTTGACGCTGCATTTGTACCTGTAAGCACGTTTCATAGCTAGTGTTAAAGACAATGAGTTTGGTTGGCAATGACAAACGTTTTGCAAGGTTGAGCCAAACCGTGCGGTGTGTTCGTATCGTGTGGGTACCGTCAGCAATGAGGTCTTGACCTGCTTCAACAGCTGTAACAGCCTTTTGACGTAAGACAAACATGTATCTGCCAACATCTAGATCACGATTGACTCGTACTGCCTCGGTGTTGTAAATGTGTTCAAGACCTGTTTTGTTAGCTGCAACCCACGTTGATTTACCTGCCCCTGGTGCACCCATTAGTACGGTGATCATTGATGCCCCCAGCCTTTACCCTTAAATGTAATACCAAAAGTTGAGTAGGTACGACTCATGTTTTGCCCACAACACAATGGCTGGCTTTCCTCATGTATGGACTTCTCAACCTCAATGCTTATTTGGCAAACACTGCACTTAAACTCATAAGTCGGCATCTGTGCCACCGATCTGAGCAACACCCATAACCTCACATTTGGTGCATTGGATAACCTCAACGCCTGCTGGCAGGTTGTCCGTGATCTTATGTACGAGCTGCCTCGTTACCTTCTTGCAAATGCGGCACTCAAATTGCACTTGTTCCATAGTTGGATTTCCTCAAATTCTCAATAGGTTGCAGGTTAATTTGTGTGACCCACCATGTCGGCTGTTTTGTGTGTCGGTATCTAGGCTTTTGTGCCATTGTCACTGGTATCCAACCTGCAATGTAATAGTTGGGTGCTTCACCTGTGACCAGCACTGCAATGTCTGTCGGTCTGTCGTACTCGTAGACGATCAGCTGCCCTAGCTCATACTTTGTCCAGCGAACCTCAATGCCTGCACCCACGTCAGCTTTGCGTTTGCCTTTGTCCTCAAATGGGTCAAACGCTAGACCAAAGTATTTTGCTACTGCCCACTCACTGCCAATTGACTCAGCAAGCTCTGCCAAATAGATCATGAAAGACGAGTTGTTATAGCTGCGCGGAAGGTCGAGCAGCTGCCCTTTGTCACTGGTGATCTTGACAGCTGCAACCATGCAGACACACATTTCATTTGTTGTGAGTTTGATTTTCACTAAAACTCCACCAAGATTGACGGAAATGGCGCAGCTACCAGACCTTTGCCAAATTTAAGTCTGCCTCGGATAAATGTCACTTTGTGTCGTATGGCGTAATCGTGAAACCATGCCGTGTCAGTACGCGCTGGCAAAAGCATCACAATTGACGCGTGTTTTGACTCATCATGTGCCTTTTTGACCCATTGTTTAATGACTCGGCCATACGGCGGATTGCACCAGACGCTCTCACCCGCCCACGACATAGTCAAACCGTCGCGCAGCTCTGGGTCGTCATGATCTAAACCAAACCATTTGACTGTTTTGTGATTTGTCGAACTAGCTGCAACGTCCAATGTAAAATTGTGGATTGCATCAAGCTCATCAAATACGTTTTGAGGCGTTGCCCAGTCATCTGTTTGGCTTAATGGCATGTAAGCGGTCATCTGCAACCACCGCAAAACCAAATGATTTTCTCATGCTTGTCGTAGCCTTTTTGGTAGCCAAATGAGTCAAGTTTTGTAATCTGTGAGCATTTGTCACACTGCTCGACTTTGTACTCAGCAATTACTTCACCATTGCAAAGCAGTTTGCAGGTCATTGTTTTGACGTCGATCATCTCCATGTAATCGCTCATGGCAGACGCACAACCCACTGCCCTGTGCTGCCTAGCTGATACCAGACTGGCTCGCATTGATTTGCTTTGGATTTCTCGGTGCAGAAATAACCGCCCCATGCCTTGCCCGTTTTGGCAGACTCGCCTGTTTTCCAAACGCGTGTGCCATGTTCGCAGCGTGGCTTTTCCTCGACCAGTTGACCGCCTAATTGGTTTGCGATCTCGTCAATTGATGAACCCAGTGACGGTATGCCTGACTGCTCTGCCTCGCCTGCTGTGGCGTAACTAGGCACGTCGCCGTGCTTTGTTGTCCAATAGTCATAGTCTGCCTTTACGTCGGCTATTGCGACCTTTGTTGATAGCTTCTCGACCTGTTCCATTGTTTCGCGAGTTGCCTTTTCAGTGCCACCCATAACCAACGCCATGACTCTCATAAGAGCTGAGGTCGTTGTGTCCTCGACAAACCAACGTTTCATGTTTGGGTTATAAGCTGCGACAAAGCCGTATGCGTAATCAATGCCTGCTGGCTCGATCTCGTTTTGATTGCGCCAAGCCTTAGCCTGTACGAGTATGTAGCCTTTCTCAGCGTTGAACTCGACAATGTGTGCCTGCAAACGACCTTCTGGGTATGTTGCTATCCAGCGATCTGTGCGCTCTTTGTTGCCCTCGTAGTTATCCAGAAATGCCATGATCACACCTCGTCATAACAGATGCCGCACAACCACCATGCGTGGACTTCAATAACTTCTGACTCTGGTGTTTCTGCTTCACACCTACTGCATTTGACTGTTGTTTCCAATAGTGTCATTAGTCAGCCACCTTGTTTGACATGTGACGGCTGATCGCCTTACGACGTGCCATGCCTTCGCGCTTGCCTTCCTTAAAGCCTTTGGCATAACCAGCTGCACCGCCAAGCACCATAAGAAAGATTACGCCAACCAAACGACCCAAAGTCTCTGGGTCTAATAGATCAAGTACCATTTAGAATTCTCCCGATTTCTAGGCGGTAAGTGTTACCACCTGAAACAAGGGTGACGCATGATCGACTCGCGGTCAAGGATTGTGCGTGTTTGTCGGCGTGTCACCTGACTTTGGCTTTGATTTGAGTCCGTTGCCAGCCAGCACACCGCCTAACGAGCCTGTGAGAAAGATC